TGGACGCTTATTGCTTATTTGATGGAGGCTGTATGAGAGACACGATAGACATGGCAGAAACAATCAGCCACGGCTGGTGGTTGGATGACGAAAAACTCAAAGCCTTTGCCGCCCTTGTCCGTGCTGATGAGCGTGAGGCGTGTGCAAAGGTATGTGATGCCCGATACATGGGTGACAACAATCGTGAAGACACGGAGTCAAGGAGATGCGCCGAAGCAATCCGAGCAAGGGGGATCACATGAGCAAGCAAGTCGTTGCAGAAGTGATTGCGCTAATTGAGCTTGGCATGATCGCGCCGGAAGACATTGTGAAGTGTCTGCGTAAAGCCAACTCAGAGCCGGAGCAAGCCCTTGCAGCACAGCCAGCAGTCCCAGATGCGTTTGGAACGCGAGAGGGTGAGCATCCCCAGTACATCGAAGGCTGGAACGACTGCCGCGCAGAAACTTTAAAGATGAGGAAGCCATGAACCCGTTTGATTGGAAAAAAGACCCGCGTCCAAGCATCTTTATGAAGGATGCTGCGTTTAAGCCAAGAGCAGCGCAGACCTATGCGCACCTGACCCCAGCGGAAAACTTGGTGGCCTACAAAGCCTTCAGTATCCACAGTCGGGCGCACCCAAAAACCAAACCGTCACTCAACAAGCACGAACTATGAGAACCAACACCACGGCCGCGCTGCGCACACTGCTCAGAGACAACCCTGACGGGCTGGATGTGGGCACGATGGCCAACAACCTTGAGCGTGAGCCAAGCGGTATCCGCAAGCTCTTAGCTAAGATGCCTGACGCTTACATCGACAGGTGGGTACGCCTAAGAGGTAACCCACCACTATCTATCTGGTGTGTCGTAGTGCCCCCAGAAAATTGCCCCAAACCTGAAAACCAACGAAGGAGAAAGTGAAATGGAACAGAACGTAAACGGAACTACGGCCGATGACATACAGATCAGCGGCAACCACTACAAGGACATGCCCATCCAGCCATGGCACATCATGGAGGCGGTGCTCAGCTCAGAGGAGTTCGTAGGCTTTCTCAAGGGCAACGTCATCAAATACAGCCTGCGTGCTGGGCGCAAGGACGGCAGCGATGACGCAGGCAAGGCCAAACACTACATGCAAAAGCTCAAGGAGGTGCAGCATGGCAACAACACCTGAAGGCAAGGTCAAAGCTGCGGTGCGCAAGATGCTGGCCAAGCACGGCATTTACTACTTCATGCCTCCGGGCATGGGGCTTGGGCGCTCGGGTATCCCCGACATCATCGGCTGCAAGAACGGTAAGTTCATTGCCATCGAGTGCAAGGCTGGCAAGGGTAAGGTCACTGCCCTGCAAGAGCGTGAGTTGGTTGCGATATGCAACGCTGGTGGGTTCACGTTCGTGGTGAACGAGACCTGCCTTGATGAACTAGAAGAAAGGTTGACGACATGGATAAGCTGACACAAGACTCGTGGGACAACACGATAGCGGCCTTGAGCAACAGTGATGAGGGGCTGCGCGACCACTTCGGCAAGCTGATCCTGCTGATGGCCAAGTGCTACAACCCCGAGCTGCCCCACAAAGCTGTTGTGATTATCGACACTGGAGAGTCGCTGCTGACGTTCTGCGCTGGCGCTGACGAGATGGAGCTGGCCGAGATGATCGGTCACGCAAACGATATGGCACAAGCACTGACACTGCGCGATGCCCCACCCAAGGAGATGTTCAATTGAGCGCACCATACGACCGCATCATTGCCGTGGACTTCGAGACACGGTGGGACAGCAAGGACTATACGTTGTCGAAGATGACAACAGAGGAGTACATACGTGATGTTAGATTCAAAGCATTTGGGTGTTGCTTCCACGAGTATGGAGGTGATGATCCAATCGTGTGGGTGACACGCAAGGCCCTGCCTGAGTACGTCGCCTCAATTGACTGGAGCAGAACAGCGTTGCTTGCCCATAATGCCCAGTTCGACGTGTCGATCCTGAGCTGGCGGTACGGAGTCAAGCCTGCGTTCATCTTCGATACGCTATCCATGGGCCGCGCAGTGCGCGGTGTTGAGGTAGGCAACTCCTTGATGAAGCTGGCGCAGGACTTCGGTCTGCCCCCCAAGGGGCAAGCGGTGCATAGCACCAACGGCCTAGAGCACCTTGGCGCTGTGATCGAGCACGAGCTGGCCGAGTACTGCAAGCACGATGTGTTCTTGTGTGAAGAAATCTTTACCAGATTGGTAAAGGAATACCCCGCCAAAGAGCTGCGCCTGATCGACATGACCCTGCGCATGTACACAAACGCCTGCCTTGAGCTGGACAGGGAGATGCTCATCAAGGCGCTATCAGAAGAAGGAGAGAAACGTGAAGGGCTACTTAAAAAACTCGGCATCGAGGAATCTGCACTTGCGTCGAACCCAAAGTTTGCGGAGGTACTCACACTCATGGGCGTCACTCCCCCTACGAAAGTCAGCAAGACCACTGGGAAGGAGGCGTTTGCTTTTGCAAAGAATGACGCGCTATTTCAAGCGCTGCTCAATGGTGAACGTGAAGACGTTGCCCTTCTTTGTGAAGCGCGTCTTAGGGTTAAATCCACAACGGAGCGTACTCGTGCGCAAAGGTTCCTTGACATATCGGGCAGGGGTCCGCTCCCGGTTCCGCTTAGCTACTACGGCGCAGCAACGGGCCGTTGGACTGCCGCCAAGGGCAGCGCCATCAACATGCAAAACCTCAAGCGAGGTTCGTTCCTACGCAAAGCAATCATGGCACCGGTGGGGAACCAGCTTGTGGTCGGGGACCTTTCGCAAATTGAACCGCGAGTACTCGCGTGGCTTGCGGATTACCAAGATTTGCTCGACATCTTCCGCTCTGGCGGTGACCCTTACGCCACGTTCGGTTCTCAGATGTTCAACGTACCCGGCCTTTCAAAAGAAAGCCATCCAGACCTTAGGCAGTCTGCAAAGTCAGCGCTGCTTGGCTGCGGGTACGGGCTTGGCTGGGCGTCTTTCGCTTCCCAGCTTCTCGTTGGATTCCTTGGCGCTCCTCCCGTACGCTACGACTTGGCCTTTGCGAAGAAGCTCGGGGTCACGAGTGAGCAAGCGCAGAAGTTTCTTGACTGGGACGTGAACGTCGAGAAGCTGCAAGCCATACCGCACACGTGCACAACCAAGGAGCTGGTGATCCACTGCCTTGCAGCCAAGGCCATCATCGACAAGTACCGCGCCACTGCTACCCCTGTGGTGTCGTTCTGGGACTTGATGAGCAGCCTGATCGAGGAGTCGCTGTACACGGGCAAGGAGTACCAAGTCAAGTGCCTGACCTTCAGGAAGGGGCAGATCATGTTGCCAAGCGGGATGCCCATCAACTACCCCGGGCTGAACGTCAAGCGCACAACTGATGAAAAAACAGGCAAGTCGAACAAGGAGTGGACGTATGGCGAAAACCGTATTAAACTGTACGGAGGAAAAGTAACCAACAATGTCACGCAGGGCGTAGCCCGATGCGTGATGACTGATGGGATGTTGAGAACGTCAAAGCGATACTTCGTAGCGGGTACCGTGCATGACGAGCAAATTGTTGTGGTGCCCGACTCTGAGGTCGAAGACGCTAAGACGTGGGTCTTGGCGCAGATGACTGTGGAGCCGAGCTACATGCCGGGCATACCGCTCGACGCTGACGGTGGCGCACACCGTCGTTATGGGTTAGCAAAAAATTAAGGAGAAGCAGATGGACGACAGGATTGCAATTGCATTCGAGCAGTTTCACACGGCCAACCCGTGGGTGTACCGCAGGCTCAAGGACTTGGCGCTGGCCATCAAGCAGACTGGGCGTGACCACTACGGGATGAAGGCGCTGTTTGAGGTGCTCCGGTTCGAGCACGCGATGGACACAACCAAGGCCGACGGTCTTAAGCTCAACAACAACTACACCGCGCTGTACGCCCGCAAGCTGGGGCAAGAGGTGCCGGGTCTGGAGGACTTCTTCCAGTACCGGGAGCGCAAGCCGCGCTGGATAGTTGGGCAGGTAAGTAGCCCCGGCAGTTTCTTTGCCAAGTCAGTCAACGCATGGGATCAACCAACATGAAACACATGACCATACCAACATCGATGCAGGTGGGCGACCACAAGTACGGTGTCCACACCATCAAGTACATGCCCCGCAAGGGGGCCATGGGCGTCACCTACTACGGCAACAAGTGCATCAGCGTTGCCACACACAGCAACAAGTCGCGCACACAGTTCGCCCCGCCTGACTTCAACGAGACTTTCTGGCACGAGCTGACACACGCAGTGCTGTTCGAGATGGGCAGCACGCTGTACAAAGACGAGGTGTTCGTGACACGCTTCGCTGAGTACTTGTCCCGTGCAATCGACACAGCGGAATTCAAGTGACCCCCGATAAGACACACGAGCAGCGGTTGCATGAAGCGCTGTGGCGTGACTACGAAATGGAAGGCCGCATGACTGTCTACGGCTCCAACTTCTACGGACTCAAACACCTGATGCCACTGATCGAATCTCTGGCATACATCTCGATGGAGTGTGCGTGGCCAAAACAAAAGGACCCCAAATGAAGAAACCAGCATGGAGCCACAGCTCCCTCAAAGACTTCGAGGGTTGTGCCCGCAGGTATCACGAGGTCAAGGTCTTGAAGAAGTACCCCTTCCAAGAGACCGAGGCCACACGCTACGGCAATCAGGTGCATGAGGCCATCGAGTTCTACATCAGGGACAAGAAGCCAATCCCACCTGAGTACGCGCAGTTCCAGCCGGTGGTGGACGCCATGATCAAGAAGCGCGGGCGGGCTTTGGCCGAGTATGAGATGGCGCTGACCGTGGACTTAAAGCCCACCAACTGGAAAGCGCCAGACGTGTGGGTGCGCGGCATTGCCGACATCCTGATCATCGACGACGACAACCTGACTGCGTGGGTGGGGGACTGGAAGACAGGCAACAACAAGTACCCAGACCGGGACCAGTTGGTGCTCATGTCGCTCATGGTCTTCGCGCACTTCCCACACATCCGCAAGGTCAACAGCGCCTTGCTTTTTATCGTCAAGGAGTCTATGGTCAGCATGCAGATGCAGCGTGATCAGGCCGAGCAGTTCTGGTGGAAATACCGTGAGCGCACGGCTAGGCTTGAAGCCTGCTTCGACAACGATGTGTGGAACCCCACACAGACACCGCTATGCGGCTGGTGCCAAGTCACTGGCTGCGAGTTCAACCCCAAGCACTAAGGAGCCAGTCATGGCACAAGCACCCAGCAAGCGTGATTACAAGAAAGAGTACGCCGAGTTCCACGGCAAGCCCGAGCAAGTGGAGAACCGTGCGGAGCGCGTCAAGGCGCGGCGCATCATGGAGAAGTCAGGCCAAGCCATCAAGGGCGATGGCAAAGATGTGGACCACATCAAGCCGCTCAAGAGTGGCGGCACGTCTGCCCGAGGCAACCTGCGAATGCGCAGCGTTGCCAAGAACCGCGCCAGTTCAAAATAAAACCCAAGGAGAAGTGAGTGCAGATCATTGAAGACAAGGCACTGCTATTCAAAACCCGCAACCCCGACAAGTACAGAATCATTCCCAAGCACAAGGTCATCCCTGTGCCGGGTGGCTTTGAGGTCGCGGTTTACTGGGGGCTGGATGAGGCAAGGGTGCTGCGCAATTTGGGGGTGAAGGACGTACCTTCTCCCATCACCAAACGCTACAACTGGCCCGGGCGATACAAGCCTATGCAGCACCAGATAGAGACGGCAGCGTTTCTCACGATGCACCGCCGAGCATTCGTGTTCAGCGAACCCGGCACCGGCAAGACGCTCAGCGCCTTGTGGGCAGCAGACTACCTGATGAAGCTGGGCAAGGTCAGGCGTGTGCTGGTCCTGTGCCCCTTGTCGATCATGCACAGCGCATGGATGGGGGACATCAACTCCAGCGTGATCCACCGCTCTGCTGTGATCGCCCACCACCCCAAGGCATCGCGCCGCATTGAGCTGATCCAGCATGACTATGAGATCGTCATCGCCAACTACGAGGGGCTCAACCTGATTGCAGACGAGGTCGTCAACGACGGCCGCTTTGATCTGGTGATTGTGGATGAAGCCAACGCGTACAAGATGCCGACCACGCAGCGCTGGAAGTCTCTCAACAAGATCATCGGCCCTGAGACGTACCTGTGGATGATGACCGGAACCCCTGCATCGCAGTCTCCTGTGGATGCGTACGGGCTGGCCAAGCTGGTCAACCCAGAGGGCGTGCCCAAGTTCTTCACGGCGTGGCGCGACAAGGTGATGAGCAAGCTGACCATGTACAAGTGGGTGGCCAAGCCGGATGCCAAGGACACGGTGTTCGAGGCGCTGCAACCCGCGATACGCTTTACCAAGGCGCAGTGTCTGGACTTGCCCCCAGTGATCACGATGACGCGTGAGGTGCCGCTTACACCCCAGCAGGCCAAGTACTACAACCTGCTCAAGGATCAACTGCTGTTCCAAGCGGCGGGTGAGACGATCAGCGCAGTCAATGCAGGCGTGGCTGTGAGCAAGCTCTTGCAGATCAGTTGCGGCGCGGCCTACACCGACGACAAGGAGGTGGTGGAGTTCGATGCCTCGCCTCGCTTGGCGGTACTGGAGGAGGTGCTCGAGGAGACTACCCGCAAGGTCATCATCTTCGCGCTGTTCACCAGCACCATCGAGGCCATTCACCGGCACCTGCTCAAGAAGAACATCACGGCCGACATCATCGACGGCAGTGTCAGCCCATCCAAGCGGGGGCAGATTATCCACAGGTTCCAGAACGAGCCTGACCCACGGGTGCTGGTGATGCAGCCTGCTGCTTCTGCGCACGGCATCACGCTGACTGCTGCGGACACAGTTGTGTTCTACGGCCCCCTGATGAGCGTGGAGCAATACATCCAGTGCTGCGCCCGGGCTGACCGCAAGGGCCAAGACTCCGACAAGGTGACGGTGGTGCACATTCAGGGCTCAGCCATCGAGAAGCGCATGTTCAAGGCGTTGGAAGGAAAAGTTAGCGATAACTCACTGCTTACCGACATGTTCAAGTCAGAAATAAATTTGTGAAAGGAGTTGTGCAAGCCAAAAAACCCGTGTAGAGTGTCAAGCCTTAGACAAACAAAACAGCTTTTTAGGAGAAGCAAATGTCAGATGAAGTCGTTCCCCTTGACCGACTTGCGAAGATTTATCGCAAGGTTCGGACACAGATCGCCACCCTCACGCAAGAGTACGACACGAAAGTGGAAGAACTCAAAGCGGTGCAGGACGAAGTGGCCAACGCCATGAAGGACCAGATGAAGACCATGGGGGTCTCGTCGGTTCGTACATCGGAAGGCACAGTCGTGCTTTCCGTCAGCACCCGCTACAACACGCAAGACTGGGACTCTTTCAAGAAGTTCGTGGTCGAACATGATGCAGTGGACCTGCTGGAAAAGCGCATCGCCCAAGGCAACATGCGCCAATTCCTTGAAGAAAATCCGGGCACTGTTCCGCCCGGTCTGAACTCGAACTCCGAGTATTCAGTGTCAGTTCGTAAACCAACCAAGTGAGTATTCAAATGAGCAACATCGCAATGTTCAACCCTTCCCAAGTCCCTGCCTTCGCTCGCAACGCTGAGCTGTCCGAAACCACACTGGCTCTGGCTGGCGGCAATGGTGCCTCTGGCGTCAAGCGTGTGTCGATCAAAGGCGGCGTGTTCCGCCTGATGTCTGCGGGCAAAGAGATCGCTGCCATCGACGAGCGTCACTTGGATGTGATCATCGTCAAGGCTGCGCCCAAGATCAGCCGCGTGTTCTACGCTGCCAGCTACGACAAAGACGCAGCCGCTGCCGCTCCTGACTGCACCTCGGCCGATGGCGAGAAGCCTGACGCTGGTGTGAAGAACAAGCAAGCTACTGCTTGCGCCCAGTGCCCACAAAACATCGCAGGCTCAGGCAACGGCCAGAGCCGGGCATGCCGCTACCAACAGCGTCTGGCTGTGGTGCTGGCCAACAACCCTGATGGCGACGTGATGCAGGTCACCCTGCCAGCAGCGTCTATCTTTGGCAAGGAAGAAGGCGGCAAGCGCCCGTTGCAGGCATACGCCCGCTACATGGCTGCACAGACGCCACCTGTCAACCTCGACACCATCGTGACCCGCATGAAGTTCGACACCAAGGCCGAGTCTCCCAAGCTGGTGTTTGAAGCTGCGCGTTGGTTGACTGACGACGAGTACACGTCTGCGCAAGAGCAGGCCAAGTCCAGCGATGCGGCCAAGGCAGTGTCGGCTACGCCCGCCGCGTTGGATGGTGTGCCTGCTGTCCCGTTGGCTTTGGAAGGCAAGCGCCCCGCAGCCGCGACCGTTGCAGTCTTGCCTGAGCAAGAAGAGGAAGAGGCACCAGCGCCAGCACCCAAGGCCAAGAAAGCCAAAGCTGCCCCCGTGGTGGACGAGGACGACGAGCCAGAAGTGCGCAAGCCTGAAGCCAAAGAGACGGCCGTGCCTGCCAAGAAATCCAAGCTGGCCGACATCGTGGCTGACTGGGACGACGAGTAACTGAATCGGGGGGAAAGCTGCTGCTGTGCCAGAGTCTGGTCTATTGGTGACATGACTAAAGAGTTTCAAGGGCTGTCATGAGCAATGCTTGGAACTCCGTGAGTTCGAATCTCACCAGACGCAGCGAGTACCCCCACCTAAACACCATGGCCTACTCACAAAAAATCATTGACGACGTGATGAAGACTCCCAAGTCTCTGGGCAACCAGCTTGGGCGTTGGGCTATCCACTTGGATTTCCCCGTCACGAAAATTGCCTACGCCCTTGGCGTTACGCGGCAAACCGTCTACAACTGGTTCA